GTATCAGGCGATTGATCCGACGCATCCAAACGGCAACTTCGGCGAGTTTCGAAAAGCGATGGTGCGGAGCCAATGCGCGGGGATGCCTGGAGCCAATTACTCCACGATGGCGAACGATTACGAGGCGATCAACTTCAGCGCGGGGCGCCTTCAGAAGCTCGACTCCAACGAGCTTTTCAAGCTCATCCAAACCTTCGACATCGACTATGCAGAGCGTCCAATTTTCGAGGCGTGGCTTGAAATGTCGCTGACCACCGGCGCAATCCCGCTCCCTCTCGCCAAGTTTGACAAATTCAGCGCGGCAGTCTTTCAAGGGAGACGCTGGCAAGGGGTTGATGAGGGGAAAGAAGCAACCGCCGCGGCGCTCCGCGTGGCAAACCACATGAGCAGCCTAAGCCGCGAATGTGCCGATAAAGGTGCCGACTTTGAGGAGATCGCTTTTGAGCGCGCGGAAGAACTAATGCTTCAGGAACAACTCGGCATCAACCCGCAACTCACCGTTGCTTATCCGCCCCCGCAGATGCCAGCGGAAGCGACTCACGAAGAGCCGGCAACATCCGCCGAAGACGTCGGAGAAGACGCGACAGAACTCGCTCCGCAACCCGCATCAAAATCAAGATTTTGAACCGCCGAAAGCCAAAGCCGAAGCCGATCCTTAACCGCGATCCCGCGCAACTCACCACCCGATGAAGCCAAGCAGAGAAAATTCAAAACCCTAAAAAAATGAAACCACCAACGACAACTCAATACCGCACCGGAATGGCATCCACCAACGACTCGGGGATGATAACGCTCTCTATCTGTTCCGACATTCCATACCAGCGCGAGTGCTGTGATATGGGCGACATGGGTGGAGAGATGGAATCCTATTACGAGGTGCTCGACCACACGCCCGGCGGCATGGATTACACGCGACTCAGCAACGGCGCCGCACTGCTTTTCAACCACGACCGCAATATTCAAATCGGCACGGTCAGCAATCCGAAAATCATGGATGGGCGCACCTACGTTGATGCGAAAATCTCAACCGCTCCCGACGTTGCCAGCTACGCGCAACGCATGAAAGAAGGGATCCTAAAAGATACGTCCATTGGCTACGAAATCACCGATTGCGGAACGCTAATTGGCGAGATGGATGGGTGCCCAGTCTACCGCTTCAAGTTCAGAGTCCATGAAGCATCAATGGTAACAATCCCCGCCGATACAACCGTAGGCATGGGACGCTTTCGATCTGCACAAGGCGATGAGGACAAGCAAGTTTCCTTCATCAAGAAACTGGGGGTTGCGAATGCAATTCCACAATCTCAATCTCAAATCAATCCACCTGCAATCAAATCAATCCCTACAAAACCTAAAATGGAAATCACCATCGACCCAACCAGCGAGCGCAACTTAGCGGTCGCCGAATTCAAAAGCCGTTGCAAAAAAATCGACGACTTCACCGCTTCTTTGAAGCACCCTCAATGGCAGAAAGCCGCCGCTGAAATCGGCGCAAAGCACAAGACTGGCGAAGCCGACTTTGAAGCGTTCCGTCACGAAGCTCTTGACGCTTTCGAGGGTGTGACCCGCGTCAGTGCAGAGGACAAGGGGATTGGCATGAGCGCCCGCAACCTCGGCGACTACTCGCTCGTTCGCGCTCTTTCTGGCGCCGCTCATGGAAAGCTGACGGGCCTCGAAAAAGAAGTTTCCGACACCGTCGCGAAATTGACTGGCCGCGAGACGCAAGGCTTTTTCATCCCTCAGGACGTGATGACGCACAAGCGGGCGTTGGCAAGCAACGTCTTCACCGCCGCCGGTGCGCTCGTTGAAACTGGTTTCCAAGGGCAGTCCTTAATCGAACTCCTCCGCAATCAGATGTACACCGTTGCAATGGGTGCGCGGACGATCAGCGGGTTGAAAGGCAACCTCTCTATCCCCTCGCAGACTGGCGGGGCAACGGCGTCTTGGCTCAGCGAAAACGCTACCATCGCCGATTCGAACCAGACCGTTGGACAGGTGAGCTTGACCCCTCATCGCCTCGCCGCCGCAACCGCCTTCACCTTCCAGTTGCTCGCTCAATCCACGCCTGACGTTGAGTCGTTCGTTCGCGAAGATTTGATGCGCGTGCTGGCGATCGCGAAAGATCTCGCGGCCACCTCTGGCACTGGCTATGCGGGCCAACCGCTCGGCATCGCCAACACTCCCGGATTGTCCACCTCGGTGACGCTCGCAGGCGCAAACTCAATGACCTACGCGAACGCGGTGCAGTTCGAGACGAACGTTGCAACAAACAACGCGCTTCTCGGAAAGCTCGGTTACCTGACCAGCGTTGCCACCCGCGGCAACTCCAAGCTCGTCGCCGAAATCGCCGCCGCCAACTCCATCCCTGTGTGGAAAAACGACATGGTCAACGGCTACACCGCGATGGCAACGAACCAGTTGACCACGCTTCCTTCCGTGATCTTCGGCAACTTCGATGACCTGATCATCGCTGACTGGGGGGCCGGTGGAAACGAAATCATCGTCGACCCTTATTCCCTCTCAATGCAAGGGCAGGTGCGAATCGTAATCCAGCACCTCACCGACGTCGCCGTGCGCCACGCAAAATCGTTTGCCGTCAGCTCCACCTAATCCGCAGACCAACCACCCTCAAAAATAGAACCACAATCCTATGCCTCAATCACCTGACTTAAACGGAGAGAATACGGCAATCGCCTTTCTCCCTCCTACCGCAATCACCGCCGCAACAACCACTTACGCAGGCGTCGACGTGCAAGCATACATCGGCAACGTTCTCGTCACCCTTAACTGGGTGCGACCGAACGCCGCCACCGGAACGCTCGCCTTGTCTATCCTCGACAGCGCGGACAACACGACCTTTGCCGCCAACGCGGCAACGGGAATTATCAGCAACGTGACCACTGCAACCAGCGGATGCGTCCAATGCGCAATCGACACCCGCTCCGTCAAACGCTACGTGCAACCTCAGCTTATCGCCACCGGCACCACGGCAACGTGGACGGCATCTTTAGTGATTGCAGGGCTGAAATCAATCGTCTAAACCTCGGTTCGGTTATTTGTCATAACTGGCGCAGTGCCGAAAGGCACTGCGCCTTTTTCTTGCCAAGATGCTTCGCCTATGCGACTAAATCGCTCCTCTCCCGATGACCACAAACGAAGCGCGAAAAAAGAACCGCAAAAAACTTGAGCAAGCCGAAAAATTCTCACGAGCTGACGACCGAAGCGGAGCGGAAAAGATTTGGAGGCTCCACCTAAAAGACGCGCCTGAAGACGCTGACGTGCTCTTCAACGTCGGCGTGTGCATTCAACGCCGGGCAACCGAATCGGCAGAACGCCACGAAGCCGCCACCTTTTTCGACCGCGTCGTTTCCTCGCCCGAAGCCACGATGGAGCGCAAAGCCGACGCACTCAACAACCTAGGGTTACTGATGGAATCCATCGGCGAAAGCGAGAAGGCAATGGTCGCCTATGGCTTCGCGCTCAAGATGCACCCCATGCACAAAGCCGCGCGCGTCAACCTCGGCGATTCGCATCGCCACTTCGGCAATTTTCATCAAGCCGACGAGGAGTTTCGCGTGGTGCTTAGCCAAGACGACGCCTCACCCGAAGCTCACTTTTGCGCTGGCATGATTGCGCTCCTTCTCGGCGACTACAAACGCGGGTGGGAAGAATACCGATGGCGGGTGAAGGTGCCGAACTACCAGACAAAACCTTTCATCACCGACAAGCCGAAGTGGGAGGGGCAACCGCTCGACGCCAAAACGATTATCCTCACCGAAGAGCAGGGGTTCGGGGACTCGTTTCAATTTTTGCGATACGCCCGATGGTTCAAGGCGCAGGGGGCGAAAGTAATTTTTCGCGCTCAGCCTGCCCTCCACCGCATCGCCGAAGGCTTCGACGCGATCGATGAGATCTGCCACCTCGGCCACGAGCCCGCCTTCGACTTCCACCTTCCGCTAATGGACGCCCCGCATTACGCAGAGACGACATTGGCAAACATTCCAACAGCTCATTGTTTGCGCGTAATGCCACGCTGGGAGCGTTATTCATTGCAGACGAGTAATCTACTCAGGCGGCGCATCGGCATCGTGTGGGCAGGCTCACCCGCTCACGGCAAAGATAAGGCGCGATCGATCC